GCGGCGTGGAGATCGCGGTAAAGCTCTGCCTTCGATCCGGCGGCGATGTCGAACTGGTACATGATCCGGGATGTAGGACGACGGGCGGCATCCGTCATCCCCGGGCGATCACTTTCGACTTGGCGTGTGTGAGGGGACAAGAAGGACTAGAGTGGCGGGATAAACCGGCATCTGGCGGGATGAAGTGGGATGAAACCACGGAAATCGGCCACTCCCCTCGCTGATCGGCCCAATCGTCGGGCGGTGAGCTGTGTCTATAGTGACCGCCCAATTAGACACCGGCGGGACAGGACACGCAAGAGTCGACGGGGCAATCGGCGGCGGCTTCTCAGAAGCCTCTGAACGGCAGAAAAGCGGCCTTTGAGAAGCCTCTCAGGCAACGATGCCATCAGCAACGTGGCGCATCCGCCCATAGCCAACCGGGCCGATAAACTGGGACTGCCTAAGCGATGGTCCCAGTTTGTGGAAAATGGCGGATTTCTAAGGGCGGCGGCGGCGCGTGACCTTTCGGAAGGCGGATCGTCGCGCCGCGTTAGTGGGACGCTTTTCTAAGCAGTGATCGTTGCGGTCCGTGAACAACCATCCGTCAGGTTCACGCGGGATGGCTTGGCCTGAAGCATCTGACGGACAGCCTCGACGCCCTTGCTCAGTTGGGCGACGCTGCCGCAACGATCGCCCTGGCCCGCGATCAGACGCACGCGCCACACCTTCCCGTTAGGCAGGGTGAAAATGTTGATCGCCCCGGCGGGATAGATCAGCATCGTCGACGCACCGCCGGTGAGGTCGTCGCGGGTGGTGGTTTGGTGGGCGGGCTTCCCATTCCATGGACGGTCGAAACCGACGACGCCCATCATGAGATCATCGCCCGATATCGGGAAGGCGGCGCGCGTGCCCTCGCTCGCTGCCACCTCATTGGCGACGGCTGACTCGTTGTCGATCGTGGTCGGCGCGGCCGAGCAGGCCGACAGGATCAGCGCAGCGGCGATCGAAAAGCGCTTCATAGCTTCCGCCCGATGAAGATCACGCGGCCGACGACCCTGATCTCTTCATGGTGCGCCTCGTCGGCGGGGACGCGTTCGTTATCGCTCAAGAGGGTCACTTTTTCACCTCGTATCCGCACTCTCTTAATCATAGCGATGTCGCCTATCGTCATCGCCCAGATTGCATCCTGTTCACGAATGGTCCGTTGAGACCTGTCGATGATGACCATATCGCCGTCCTGAAGGGTTGGCGTCATCGAGTCCCCTAGTCCACGCGCGATCGTCAGCATTTTGGCGGGGGTGGATGTGATCGATTCGAGAAAGCTGCGGGCAACCCTATGCTGGCGGACCTCGATATGGCCGTCAGCGTAGGTCCATCCCAAGCCATAAGCCAAATCAATCTCTTCGATCTCGACCATATTCTCGTCGGTCGCCACCGGCTGGTTGGAACGCTGTCCCGTCAGGACATAGTTCGCATCGACGCCGTGGTTTTCGAGCTTCAGAAGGTATTCCGCCGATGGCGGCGTCCCCCCCTTCTCATAAGCAATCTGGCTATTTTTCGAGACGCTGCCCAGCTCCGCGAATTGAAGCTGGGTCATGCCCAATCGGCTCCGCTCTTCGCGAAGGCGCGTGCCCAATTTCTCCAACATTATTGGTACACATCCAACAAAATGCACCTTCCCAGTTGCAATGGTACAGATTTATGTGCTTAATCCAGAAATCAGGTCCAACATTCTGGATGCGACATGACATTGCACACCATGCACCGAGAGGACGTGAAGGCGGCGATCCGCAAGCACCACGGCTCCCAGCGCAATTTTGAGAAAGCGAACAATCTCGCGCCGAACGCGGTCAGCGAGATTTTTCGCGGACGCACGAGCCGTCCCACGACCGAGGCGATCGAAAAGCTGCTGGAAGAGGTGGCGCGAGAATCCATAAAGTTGGACGATAGCGTCATCACCACGCCGACGCACCGTCTAAATGGGCGGGGGCAATAGACATGGCGTCGCTCCCCGTTGCCAATGATGCGGCCCCGCAGGTCGCTGGCGAAATCCTCCTTATCCCTACGGCGGAGATCGTGATCGGCGATCGACTGCGCGAGATCGATCACGTCTGGGCCGAGGCCCTGGGCGGCGTGATGGCCCGCGAAGGCCAACAGACGCCGATTGAAGTCTGTCGCCTGCCCGGCCGCACCGGCTGGACGCTGGTCGCAGGTGCACACCGGCTGACGGGTGCGCGGTCCATCGGTATGGAATTGATAGAGGCGCGCGAGGTCAGTTCCGCCGCCGATTATCGTCGGATGCGCGAAGCGTCGGAAAACCTCTGGCGAAAGGGGTTGGACCCGTTGGCCCGTGCGGCTCACGTCGCCGAACTGGTTCGGCTGCACAAGATACGCGCTGGCATCGAGGTCGATCGTGACGGACGTTATGTGTCGGCCGCTACGCGCTGGCAGAAGGTTGTCGCGGAAGAGGCCGACGATGCAACGGCAACGATTGCCACTGCATATGGCTGGTCGGAAAAGGTCGGGGCCGAAATTGGCATATCCGCCCGCACCGTGCGCGACGATCTCGCTTTGTATCGTCGCATCCCTGCCGGGCTGGTCGCGGAGCTTCGCGCCAAACGTCACCCCGTCGTCACCAACGCCGCTCAGCTGAAGGCGCTGGCTAAGCTGGAGGTCGAAGAACAGCGCAAGGCGGTGGCCCAGTTGGTCCATGACGAACCTTGCGCGACGGTTAGCGAAGCAGTTGCGCGCTTCCGCCCTGGCAAGCCCGTTCCCGACGCCGGGGCGAAGCGACTATCCGCCTTCCTTGGATCATTCGCCCGCATGGGTCTGGCGGAGAGGAAGGCCGCTTTGGTCCAACTCGGTGAGATCATGCCAGCCGGTTACGAATTGGTCATCAACACCGATGAACTGCCCGACCTCGTTGCGTTCGTCGAAGGCCAACTGAACCAAGGCGTCGAATCCGCTATTCTGCAAGCGGAACTGGAGCGCGACCACGGCGCGACCGTCCAATTCCGTTCGGGCACCTACATGGTCCGGCTCAAGAAGGTATCCGCGACCTGCACGGCCGGTGGTGAGATGCTTCTGCGAGCATGGCTTCGCGCCGCGTCGCGGAAGCTGGAGGCAGCGGCATGACCCCTGGCCAGCTTCAGGTTCTCGACTGTGTCCGCGACATGCTGACCTACGACGTCTCGCCATCGGTACGGGACATCGCGAACGCCTGCGATATCTCGGTGTCGCAGGCTCACGGTCGGATCGCCGCCCTGGTGGATTGCGGTGCGCTTGAGCGTGGCGCGGGGAAGCAGCGCAACCTCAAATTGGTCGGCGTGCCCGACCTGCGCGCCATCCCGACCGATGCGATCCGGGCCGAACTGGCGCGACGGGGCGTCATTCTCGACGCGCTGTCGACCCGAACACGCCGAGCGGTCGGCCATGAGGTGACATGTGCGGCGGATACGTGCGGCGCGGTGGTCCAGCGGGGCCATCTGTTCTGCCGGGACCACTGGTTCAAGCTCGACGAAGGTTTGCGTCACCGCATCCTCCGCGCCTTCGCCGACAAGGACGTGTCGACCTATCAGCGACTGGTCGCGCAGGCCCGTGACGAAATTGACGGGTGCGGAGCATGAGCCGCGCCCCTGTCAAGAATCGCCAGAAGCGGTGGAACGACGAACGCGACGCCCTCAACCTTCTGGACGAGGGCAATGCACCGGCATCGGTCGCCGCCATCACTGGCCTGCCCATCGCAGAGATCGCCGCGATCGCGGCGAGCTATCGCGGTGCGTCCGTTGATCCGCTCGCCGATTGGAGGTCGTGATGAGCCCCGGAAGCCTCGACCATGTGCAGCAATTTCAGCGCGCGGTTCGTGACAACGTCACGATGAATGAGGCTCGCCGCCGCATGGTCAATGAGCGGTGGCAGGCGGTCATGCCCCGCCGCGCCAGCCCTTCTGAGTCCGACGCCAGCGAAGAGCAGCGTCCGAAATTCTGGTGGGACCGTGACTGATCGCCCGACCTCCAACCTGCGCCCGGCTCCGGCCGAGCTGACCGGCAACCGCGTCAAGCGGCTGCTGGGTCTGTTCGACCAGCCGCGCACGAATCAGCCCCGGAAGGATGGCCGATGACCAAGCGTGTCTCGTCGCTGCCAACCGAGCAGCTGGGCTTCACCTTTGACCCGCCGACGCCCGCGTCCGCCCCGGCCGATCTCGCCGGACTGGACCGCTTTGTCGCGGCGTCGGTGGCTACGATGCTCAAGGGCGACAAGCGGTCCCGTCAGGAAATTGCGGGAGCCATGTCGGCGTTGCTGGACGAGGAAACGACCAAACTGATGCTGGACGCCTACGCGTCCGAGGCACGCGACAACCACAATATCAGCGCCGCCCGATTGCTGGCGCTGATCGCCGTAACCAGCCGCTTCGATGTCGCCGACGCGCTTATGCGCCGAATCGGGGCGGCGGTGCTGGTTGGCGAGGAATTGATGACCGCGCGCTTGGGGAGCCTGAAGGCCGAGCGCATCCGCCTCGACGAAGAAATCAGGGAATTGCGGCGGCGCTGCCAGCCGATCGCACGGGGGAACAAATGAAAATCGACGGCTTCAAGACATGGTTCTCCGCCGACGAGTTGGCGGAACTGAACCTGCCGGGTCTGCCCGCCCAAAAGCGCAAGGTGAACGAACGCGCGGCCAAGGAAGGGTGGGCACTGCGGACGGGCGCAAATGGCGAGCCGCTGGCACGGCCCCGCAAGGCGCGTGGCGGTGGCCTTGAATATCATGTCGACGTTCTGCCCGCTGCGGCGCGCATGTCGATCCAGGCGGCGGGGGTCGCCGTCGCGGCCGACGTTCACCCTGCACCGCCCGAGCGTCAGCGCCAGTCGCCGTCGTGGCGCTGGTATGACGGCGCCAGCGACGAAGTGAAGGCGAAGGCCCGTCAGCGCCTCCAGACCATCACCCTTATCGAAGCCTATGAGCGCGCAGGCATGACGCGGTCGGCTGCTGTCGCCAGCGCCGCCGCCCGTGACGGCGTGTCGGTCGCCACCGTCTGGAATTGGCTCAGCCTGATCGACGGTGTCGCGCGGGAAGACCGCTTGCCTGCGTTGGCCCCGCGCCGACAGGGCGGCGGTGCCGAGGCGCAGGTTGATGCGGGCGCGTGGCAATTCCTGCTGTCCGACTATCTCCGCCCGGAAAAGCCGACCTTCGCCAGCTGCTATGCGCGGATGGTCGAAGGCTATGCCCGGCCCCGGAATATCGACGTGCCGCATATGAAGACGCTCCGTCGCAAGCTGGAGCGCGAAGTCGACGGGCGAATCGTGATTGCTCAGCGCGAAGGCGCGGAAGCCCTACGCCGCACCCTGCCGTCGCAGGAACGGACTGTCGCTGATCTCCATGCGCTGGAAGCGGTCAACATCGACGGTCACAAGTTCGACGTGTTCGTTCGCTGGCCTGACGGCCGGGTGGGCCGTCCGCTGATGGTCGCGATCCAAGACCTTTACAGCCGCAAGATGGTCGCTTGGCGGATCGACGAGAGCGAGAGCGCGCAGGTCACGCGGCTGGTCTTTGCCGACCTGTTCAAGAATTGGGGCATTCCCGCGCATTGCGTCCTTGACAACGGCCGGGCGTTTGCGAGCAAGGTCATCACAGGCGGCGCGAAGTCCCGCTTCCGGTTCAAGATTCGTGACGACGAGCCGACCGGCGTTCTGGTGTCGCTGGGCGTGCAAATTCACTTCGCGACGCCGTATCGCGGTCAGTCGAAGCCCATCGAGCGCGCCTTCCGTGACCTCTGCGACACGATCGCCAAGCATCCAGCCTTGGCGGGCGCGTACACCGGCAACAAGCCGGACGCGAAGCCCGAGAACTACGGCTCACGCGCCATCCCGATCGATCAATTCCGGGCGATCGTCGAAATGACGATGGCGGCGCATAACGCCAAGCCTGGGCGGCGCACCGAGACGGCCAAGGGGCGCAGCTTCGATGATGTGTTCGCCGCATCCTACGCCGTCTCGCCGATCGGCCGGGCGACGCCCGAGCAGCTGCGCCTCGCTCTGCTGACCGCCGATGACCGCACCTGTGATCGTCAGACCGGCGCGATCTCCTACGAGGGCAACAGATATTACGCGCCCGAGCTGCGCGACCATGCGGGCAAAAAGGTCACGATCCGGTTCGACCCGGACGATCTCCATAGCGAAATCCACGTCTATGACCGGGCGGGCGGCTTCCTCGCGACCGCGCCCGTGATCGAAGCGACCGGTTTCTTCGACAAGGAATCGGCCGGTGCCCGTCGCGCACAGGAAGCCGAACTGCGCCGCACCGCTCGCGACCTGACAAAGATGCAGAACCTTCTCAGCGCGGCCGAGCTGGCGGCGATGATGCCTGACCATATCGACGAGGAAGTGGCACCGGCCGCAGGCGCGACGCGCATCGTGCGCCACCGGGGCCAGACCAAAGGTCAGCTGAAGGCGGTCACGCAAGCCCCTCAGCCACCTCAGAACAATGTCATCGACCGTCTGACGGACGCCATGGATCGCGTGGTGCCCCTCCGGCGCGTCGGCTGACGCAATGCCCGACGGACGGGCAAACTGGAGGAGTAAACCATGAGTTACGTTCGGCAATGGACTGCGACCCGATCGGGAGCGTCGATCCGTATCAAAGGCGTCAACAGCAACGGTGAACCCGTCAACTTCAAAGCGTCGACAATCTTCGGGCCGGACCAGCGCAACACCTACCCGACCGCCCAAGACGAGCAGGGCCGCTTCCACAATCTCACATGACCGAACGGCCGTGCGGAGGCTGCCACCCCCGCACGGCCCACTTGAACACCCACGAACAAGCACAGGAACGCATAGCATGATTAACCCCAACGCCCAGCCGATCGATATTGCCGAACAGCAAGTCTGGCTCGCCGATCACAAGAAGGAACGCGGCTACAGCTGGTCGCAGCTGTCGTCGAAGATCGGCGTCCCCCAATCGACGCTCAGCATGTTTCCGGGCGGCGGTTACAGGGGCGACAACGCTCCGGTCGCGCAGGCTGTCTTCAAGTACCGCCAGTTGCTGAGGTCGCAGGCGGAGGTCGCGATCGAAATGCGGGAGCCGCCCAGCTTCTACATGACGCCGACCGGCAAGCGTATCCAGACGATGCTGACGATGGCGCAGCGCGGTCGGATCGTCGTCATCGCCGGGGCACCGGGAATGAGCAAGACCAAGGTCATCGAGCATTACCGCCAGTCGGTCAGCAATGTATGGATCGCCACCATGGCCCCGAGCACTGCCGGGGTGAATACGATGCAGCAAGAAGTGCTGGAAAGCTTTGGCGAGGCCGACGCAAAGGGTACGCCACGCGCCCTGTCGAAAAAGATCGTGTCGTTCGTGAAGGACACCAACGGTCTTATCATCATCGACGAGGCGCAGCACACCTCCGAACTGGCGCTGGAGGAAATTCGCTCTTGGTATGACCGGACCGGCATCGGCATCGCCTTGGTCGGCAACGAAGACGTGCTGACCCGGTTGACGCTGGGCAACAAGGCTGACGCGTTCGCTCGACTGGCCAGCCGTGTTTCGCAGCGGTTCATCTTCCGTGGGCCGCAGGATGGCGACGCGCTGGCACTGGCGGACGCCTGGGACGTTCACGACGACGAACAGCGCGCATTCATCGTCAGCATCGCCAAGCAGCCGGGACACCTGCGGACCTGCACCATGATGATGGAAACCGCCTGTATGCTGGCGGCATCCGAGAACAACGAGCTTACGATCGAGCATCTGCGCGATGCGTGGTCGCACCTCGCGATCCGTCAGGCTGGCGCATGACCCGGTCAGACGAAAAGAAGACGTGGCAGGTGGTGCGCGACGCGCACCCGCTGCTGTGGAAGGCCGTCCAGCTCAGCGCCTGCGCGGCGCTGGGCACCGCGCTGCCCGACATCATCGACTTTCTGAGGTGGCTGATATGAGCGCTTTGAAGGCTGTCCCGGCTCGCTTCGATCGGGCGTCGCAGCATCGACGGTCGATGCTCGCCAAGGTCCATGTCGCGAAAAAGGAACTGAACCTTTCCGACGACGATTACGAGGCGATTTTGCTGGACGTCACCGGCAACGCCAGCGCAGGCAATTGCACGGACGCGGAGCTGGACCGCGTCATCAAGCGATTCGAGTCGAAGGGGTTCCGCCCCAAGGCGAAGGCCAGTGGCGCGAAGCCCGCGAGCCATCCGGCGGCGGGCAAAGCGCGGGCGCTATGGATATCCCTTTATCACCTGGGGGCGATCCACAACTCGTCGGAGAAGGCGCTGGAGGCGTTCGCCAAGCGCCAGCTCGGCTGCGACAAACTTCAGTGGGCTGACCAGTCGCAGTCTTACCTTCTGATCGAGGGGCTGAAGGCGATGGCGGAGCGTCATGGCTGGTCAATGAGCCTTGAAGGTGTCCAGCCTGGCGCGGCGCTGATCGTCCTTAAGCGCCGCCTCGTCGTCGCTATTTTCAACAAGCTGCGCGCGGCCGGTCTTGTCCCGGACGACTGGCCCATCCAACGGGCGATCGTCGCCTTTGGCGGCACCGACTGCCCAATGGCGCTGACGATCGGCACCGTGTCGGAGCTGGACCTGATCGCGCGCGAGTTCGGCCGGACCCTGCGCCAGCTCGCCGGGCGGCTGGCGTGAAGCGGCGGGGTATCAGCGCGGAGGAGGCGGCGGTCGCGGGCGTGCGTGCTTTCCACGCCGGTATCCTGCTGGCCGACTGCCCTTATGAAGACCGGGCGGTGCGCGGCTATTGGCGCTACGGATGGTTGCAGAGCCAAGTTACCAAAGAGCGCTGGGACAGCTATCCCGACAAGGTCGAAGCGGCGATAGAAAAGGCGCGCCGCTATCTCGACCAGCGCGCCGCCCCCGGTGGGATGCCGCCGTCGCGCGCGATCGCAATCCATTTCTATGTGATGGCCTCCGATGACCCGGACGCCGCGTGGGCGTGGTTCTGCCGTCACATGGATGATGCGCGCGAGCGCTATGCCGCCGGATATTACGCTGACGCTGGACAGCCGATGGAGAAGCGTCCGTGACACGCGACACCGCCCGCAGCGAGCAGATCGAGGACGTCATCGACGTCATCGGTGCTAAGAATTTCATGAAGCTCTGCGAGGCGCTGGGCGGGACGAATGTCTATGTGCCCAAGTTGATCGGCCCGAACAATGTGATCCGCGCCGCGATCGGGGAGAAAGCGGCGGGATTGCTTTCCGAGTATTTTTCGTCAACCGTATTGCGACTGCCGAAAGCCCACACTCGCCGCCAGAAGGTGATCGAGCTGGCGCTTTCGGGTCAGATGACCGTCGCAGAGGCTGCGCTGGCCTGCGATTATTCGGAGCGCCGCGTCTATCAGCTGCTGGCGGCGCAGAAGAAAGACGACAATCAATTAGACCTCTTCGCCTGAAATACTTCAGGTCCGCCATCCGTAGTCGGGATGGCACCAAGGCCCCATGGAACAGGGGCAATCAGACATCGTCGCGCAGGCTTTCAGCGAGCGTTATGCGCTCGCCTATAAGCGTATCCACGACATCGAGGGCGGGTTCGTCAACGATCCCAAGGACCGGGGCGGCGCGACCAAGTACGGCGTCTCGCTACGCTTCCTCGTCCATGAGGGGCAGATCGATATCGATGGTGACGGGATCGCGGATTTCGATCTCGATATGGATGGCGATATCGACATCGACGATATCCGCGCCCTTACGCCTGCCGATGCGCGTTACCTTTTCCACCGTTGCTTCTGGTGGCCGCTCAAGTGCGACACTTGGGCCGCGCCGATCGGCGAGGCGCTGTTCGATCAGGCAGTGAATGGCGGCCGGGTTGCCGCCGCCAAGATGCTGCAACGGTCGATCAATGCGATCCTCGTCAAGCGCAAGGGCTACACCGGCATCCCCGACCTGTTGAAGGTCGACGGTGTCCTGGGCGACAAGACGCGCGTCGCGTGCGATTGGGTGCTGCGCCTGCCGGGCGAGGGCATGACGGCGCTGATCCTGATGTATCGTGCCGTCGCACTGGACCGCTATCAGGCGATCGTCCGCAAAGACCCGACGCAGAAGCGCTTCCTGATCGGATGGGCCAGCCGCGCCAACAATCTGGGCCGCCTGTGATGGCGCGCACCGTTGCCCTGATCGTCGCGCCGCTGGTGCTTATCGCCGCGCTTGCCTGGCTGGCCATCGCGCATGTCCAGCTGCGCGACGAAGTCCGGTCGGCGGAGCAATGCGCGCGTGCGGCGGCATCGGCCAGTGCGTCGATCGACGCCTGTCCGATCGGCGTGAAAGACCGGATCGAAGCGGCGCGCCGGGCGGACCAGTGCGAGGCGTCGCTGGCAAAATCCGACCTGTCGACGATCCGCGCAACCTGCGGCGCATCTGTCAAGCTGGTCGCGGCCGAGCGCGACGCGGCGCGCTCGGACCTGTCCGACGCGCGCGACCAGCTCGCCGCCGCCGGTCGCGATCGCGACGCCGCCGTGGCGCGGGCCGAGGCGCGCCAATCTCTCCACGCTTCAAGGACCGCCACCAATGAAATGGTCATCGCCCGCGCGCCGATCGGCGCTGATGGTCGCGCTCGCTGCGACGACGACTGCCTGCGTGCACTCGCCGACGCCGCGCCCCGCGATCGCCGCTGATCCGATCGTCGAAACCCGCACCGTGCGTCAGATGATTTGCCCTGCCGAGGTGACGGCAAAAATTCCGGCCGAGGAAATCATGCCCGCGAACGCAGTGATTGAAGCGAGCCGCGAAGTGTTGCGCTGGATCGGTCGGCGATTTGCGCGCGAAGAACTTCTTGCCAAAAGGCTGGGTGATGCACGGGATCAGTGCAATGGTTGAAACTCGCGCAATCAGCCAGTTGCCGCGCGCTGCGGCGGTATCGCCCCGCGCTCTCACGATCGTGGAAGAGCCTGACGGTGGGCCGACCTCAGCCTTGGAATTGAGACGTCTGCTTGGACGGCTTATTTCCACTGATGAAGCGACGGCAACCGAGGCCGAGTTGCAAGGCCTTCTCGGTTATTCGCCAAATAGCATCGCGTTGGTCTTCGGCGACCCCGACGAAGCCAAAAGTGGCTGGTACAGGAAATTTGGTGCTTTGGGGACCGGCGGCTGGACTTTGTTCGAGCCGTTGAGCCGTGCTCTGCTGGAACAAGCGCAAGCCATTGTCGATGAGGCCAACGAACAGGTCGAGCGCGTCGACAGAGCCATTGCCGAATTTACCGACATGGCACAATTGGGGCTGTCGCCTCTCGAATATGACCGTTCCGGCTACCTCGAAGCTGACGTCGATGACCAGTACCGGGTCATAAAGGGTCTCTCCCGCGCCACGCTGTCAATGATCGCCGTCAGCTATGGCGGTCAGCTGGTCGAGGACCTGGGCAGCCTTGAATACGAACGATCGGGGGCGGTGGACGCACTGGTCGACAGTGATTTTACGCTGCTCGAGCTGACCGAGCGCAACGTCGGCCTCGACCACCTCGCGCTCGACCCACTGGAATATGGCCGCTCCGGTTATCTGCTGGCGGACGTTGACGGCAATTGGAGCGTATTGGCTGGGACGCGTTCGCCCGCGTTAGCCGACGCGACCGTTCTCGACCCCGCCGATTATATCGTGATCGAGCAAGCGGACGCGGCAGGTCGACGCCAAATCTACTCGGAGAAACTTAGCACGGGCTCGCGTGTGCAGCTGTCGCCCGCTGGGTCGACCAACACCTTGGTGCGGGTGGAGCGCGGTAATGCGATTTATCGCTCAGATCGCGTTCGCCAGCCTGCGGGTGGGCTGTTCGCAGTTCCGGTCGTCGGAGGTCCCGAAATCACGGTCCTTCCCTATCCGGGGATCGTCATGCTGGGGGACAGTCAGGTCGGCATGGGAGCTGATGATGGCACCGGAGCCGGTCTAGTCGCAGCGCGAACGCTTGGGTGGGCCTACGCCGACCAGTGGGGCGTAGGTGGCCAATCCGCACAGCAAGCTGCCAGCCGCCTGTTCGGCGTCCACATGTTTATTGTCGGCGGTCAGATTCCGGCGGCTGCTGGTGCTGCGGTCGACGTCGTGATCTTGGGCTATGACCCCATCACCGGCGGCCAGCCGAACATCGCAGTCCGGTATTCCGTCGCTGGTGTTCTCATGACGTTGACGCGAGATACTAACGGAAGCGGTGCATACACGCTAAGACGCGATATTGGCGGCGCGGCGGTTGCCGTTCCAAGTAGCATCTTCGCGACTAGCGTCGCTTGCTCGCGGTTCGGCAATGAGGACCCGGTTGCTATTCCGCGCGATTGCGTGACAATTATCCAGCTCGGTCGAAACGAGTTCGACCGCGTTGAGGCGAATGTCGCTGCGATCCGCGACCTCGTTTCCACGCTGACACCGCTATCCCGTCGGTTCGTCATACCGCTCGTCCTGCCTACCGGATACGCGCAAGACGGCAGCGTCGTCGATCCGATCGAGCCCACCGGCAGCGAGCGGCGCCTGCGGATCGAGGCGATGAACACGGCGATCAAGACGGCTTTCCCTGGCAGCTGGCTCGACCTCCTGCCGATCCTGCAAGCGCGCGGTGACGGCAGCGCAGGCGATAATGCGGACATCGCAGCTGGCTTCACGCCTCGCTCGCTCCGCACCGACTTCCTTCACCTCAATGCAGCCGGCCGGTCGATCGCGGGCCAGTACGGCTATGCACCCTTCATCACCGCGAAAGGATGGACCCAAGCATGAGCGGTATATTCCGACGTCTGGTCGGCTATTCGTCGGGTCGGACCGACCTGCCCAAGCTCCAACGCGATAGCGTCGTGGACGATGGCACGGTGGGCCTGTTCGATTTCGGTCACGGGTGGGGCTATCTCGCCCAGGTCGGCCCGGTCGCGGCGGGGGCGCAGCTTCGCAATTATGTCAGAAGCGGCGGGATCGCCGTAGCCGATACGGTCATCCCTTGGTCCACCGGGATGGTGAAGTTCGACGCAATCGGTCAGTCGGTCACCCTGCCCGCGGAGTGGAAGTTGCCGCCTTCAACGAAGGATTTTGCGATTTCCATGACCGGCCGCATCCCACGTTCTGGCTATCCGGGCGGCGGGAACGGGCAGAAGTCAGTGCAAATCTTGGGCTGCGCTTCAGGGGGTGTCATCCAGTATAGCTTCTTGGTGCTGTACGATGCAGCAACCGGGCAGCTCACCGGGCTCCAGCTGGGCTTGAATAACGAAGGCCCAGTCGTCCCCTCAGCTATCTTTCCCGACGATGCTGTGGCGCACCACTTCGCAATGCGCTGGCGGGCGACATCGGCTGCTGCGTCAATAATCGAGTTCTATATCGATGGCGCGCTGCGCTTTACCGCCGCAGTGGGTTATGCTGGCGCACTTTCTCAGCCGGAACGCCCCGCCAAGCTAGGCCAATACTGGACATACATCCCTGATGCGATGCGCGGGTCCATCGGGCGCGTGCTTTTGCAGCGTCTTGATGTGCCCGGATCGAAGCCCATCGGCGAGTTCATCGCGGCCGATCTCAATGCGGGTCAAGGACGCTTTTTCTGATGCGACTGCTGCCTTTCGCGTTGATTAGCGCCGCGCCTGCGAGTCGCCGCGCGATCGGCCCTGCGGAGATTGTCCTGTTTGGCACGGCGCTGCCGGTCTGGTCGCTGATCCTGGGCACGGTCGGCGTGGTGATGGCCCGCCGCGTCGCTCCGGCATCGGCGGCGGGCACCGCCCTGGGTCAGGTCGGCAACGCGGCCCTGACGATCCTGCTGCTGGCGATCGTCGTGGCGGTCATTGTCGAGGGGGAGAAGCGGCCGATCGTCGCCCTGGGCTGGGCGATCGGGCTCGGCTTCTCCGGCCTGGGTGCGATCGAGATGATCGCGCGTGCAGCGCTGGCAGCCGGGCGGCTAGCAATCGAAGGCGTCGTGGCAGCGGCGAGCAAAGGCGCGGCGATGTGGGCCGATCGCCGGGAGAACGGCAAATGACATTCGACATCGAGACTTTCGGCGCGCTGGCGATTCTCGCGTTCTTCGCGTTCGTCATCTGGCGCGGCGGGAGCGCCAATCCGGTCGGCACAGGGCAGCTCCAGAGGCAGCTCAATACGATCGGGGCGGAGGTGAAGACGTTGAAGGAAACTGTGTCCGGTTGCGCCTCTGTCGGCGCGATCGACCAGCTGCGCGGCGAGATGCGCGAGATGGAGGCGCGGGTCGCCTCCAGTGGCGAGGTCGTGAAAGTCCAGGCGCAGGTTGCCGATGTGAACGGCAAGGTCAGCGCCATCGATGCGCGCCTCGACGGGATCGAGAAGCTGGCGGACCGCACCGACGCGGGGGTCCAGCGGATCGAAAGCTATTTTCTGGAACGGGGGGTAAATCGGTGAGCTATCTTCAGGACGCGTTTCTGCCGCACCTGCGGCTGACGCTGTTGCGCGTGCTGGCGGAAGCGCCGGGCTATTGCGCCAATTCGTCCATCCTGCACCAAGCGGTCACGTCGATGGGGCTGGCCGCCAGCCGCGACGCGGTCAAATCGGAATTGGCCTGGTTGAAGGAACAGCGCGTCATCGCGCTGGCTGAACCGGCCGCCGGGCTGTTCGTCGCGACGCTGACTGATCGCGGCCATGACGTCCAGGCGGGATGCTCGACGATCCCCGGCATCCAGAAGCCGTCGCCGGGGCGGTAATGGCGAAGCCCGACCGCCCTTCGTCCATCGACCGGCTTCCAGCCGAGGTCCGCGACCTGATCGCCTCGCTGCGCCGTGACGGCTCCACGATCGACGAGATCATGGCGAAGCTGGGCGAGCTGCGCGTTGACGTGTCGCGGTCGGCGCTAGGCCGCCACGTCAAATCGCTGTCGGCGATCGCCGCCCGGATGCGGGAAAGCCGCGCGATCGGCGAGGCACTGGTCGCGCAATTCGGTGAAGAGCCGGACAACCGGCTGGCCCGCGCTAATCTGGAGCTGATGCACTCGGTCGTCATGCAGACGATCACGGCGGCCGAGATCGACCCGGAGACTGGCGAGGCTAAGCCGGTGATTTTCGATCCAGAGCAGGCGATGTTCCTTGCCCGCTCCCTCCAGTCCCTCGCATCGGCCGAGAAGACCAACAGCGACCGCATGATTAAGGCCAAGGAACTGGCGACCAGAGAGGCCGCTAAGAAGGCGGAGGGAGCCGCCAAGGCCAAGGGCCTGTCGGCTGATACGGTCGATTTCATCCGCAAGGCTGTCTTGGGTAGCGACGCATGAGCGGCCTAGGCGTCCTGACCGATGACGGTCTTGCCGATCGTCTCAGCTTTGCCGAGCTGACCGAGCGCCTGCCGCGTGGCGATCTCCTGCTGAAGTATCAGCAACGGCCGATCGACAAGCTGTTCGCGGGCACCGCGCTGATGCTCGTCGAGAAGAGCCGCCGTATCGGCCTGACCTGGGGGATCGCCAGCTATCTGGTCCTGCGCGCCGCGTCGGCAATGAATGCGGGCGGGCAGTCAGGTTGGTACATGGGTTACGACAAGGACATGACCCTCGAATTTATCGAGGTCTGCGCCATGTGGGCCAAGGCGTTCGGGATCGTCGGCGGGGAGATCGGCGAAGAGGTGCTCGAATATGAGGATGACAGCGGAAAGTCGCAGTCGATCCAGGTCTTTCGCATCCGCTTCGCCTCCGGCTTCAAGATCACTGCGCTGCCCAGCGTGCCGCGTGCGCTGCGCGGTAAGCAGGGTATCGTCGTCATCGACGAGGCCGCGTTCCACAAGAATGTCGACGAGGTTCTGAAGTCGGCGATGGCGCTGCTGATTTGGGGCGGTCAGGTCATCGTGATTTCCACGCATGACGGCGTCGGCAATGCGTTCAACGTGCTGCTGGACGAGGTGCGCGAGGGCAAGCGCGCAGGCGAGGTCGTGACCATTACCTTCGCCGACGCGCTGGCGGACGGGCTCTATGAGCGCGTCGCCCTGGTCGCGAAGACCAAGGGCGCGGTCCTGCCGCCCAAGGAACAGTGGGAAGCGGAAATCCGCGCCTTCTATGGCGACGATGCCGAGGAGGAGCTGGATTGCGTGCCCAAGGCCGGATCGGGCTCGCTGATCTCGCTGGAGGACATCATCGCGTGCGAGCATGACGATTGCGGCCTGCCCGAACTGTACGAGGGCAATATCGCCTATCTCGGTCGCGACGTCGCACGGCGCGTCGACGGGCAGGTCCAATACCTCATGGAGCTGATCCGCCACACGCTTTGGCAGCGCGATACATACGAAGAGGTCGGCAAGACATTCGCGCACCAAGACGAGTTCTTCGACCGTATGTTTGCCACGCGCCGGATCGGCGCGGCCTGGGTCGATCAGGGCGGCATGGGCGAAAAAGTCGTGGAGGATTCGCAGCGCAAGCACGGGACGCGCGTCGTCGGTGTCTTGCTCCAGGGGCCGACGCGATTGGATCTCGCGCTGTCGCTTCAGAAGCGGTTCCAGGAACGCACGATCCGTATCCGCAAAGACCCGCGCACCCGGTCCGATCTCATGGCGATCAAGAAAAGCGGGTCGATCGAGAACAGCAACGTGCGGATCGTCAATGATGGCAAGGTCCACGCCGACCGCTTCTGGGCCTACGCACTGGCAAGCCGCGCGGCCGACCTTCCCGCCGCGCTCTACCAGTACCGCAGCGTCAGCAAGGCAGCGGCGACCGACCAGCGGACCCGCGACGATCGGCCGCAGCGTCGGCGCGGGTCGCGGTTCGGGCCGGGTGCCTATTGAAAAAGAAAGGGGGCCAGCGCGAGCCGACCCCCAAGGTAAGCTACGGCGATCAAGCGATCCGAAACCGAGCCTCAGTCAGGACCAGCATAGGTCCAGCCGGTCAAGGAAGCAACATGGTCGCCGCAGCATCACAATCCCCCGTCGCCCCGCCGCCGCTGGTCTGGCCCAATGGTCAGCAAATGCGGCCGGAGACTCTGACCCGCGAGATCGCCGCCCCCTCGACCATGGGCGTGCGGTCGATCATGTCCGGGCATCCCGCGCAGGGGTTGACGCCGGTCAAGCTGGCGCGGCTGCTGCGCGCGGCCGAGGATGGTGATGCGGTCGCCTATTTCGAGCTGGCGGAAGAGATGGAGGAAAAAGACCTCCATTACCTGTCGGTCATGGGCACGCGGAAACGTCAGGTGTCGCAGCTGCCGATCGAGGTGATCCCGGCCGGTGACGACGAAGAGGCGAAGGCCGACGCCCAATTCATTCGCGACTGGCTGGATCGCGACATGCTTCAGCCGGAGATTTTCGACCTGCTGGACGCGGTTGGCAAAGGCGTCAGCGCGATCGAAATTGTTTGGCAGTTCACGTCGACCGAATGGACGCCGGTCAAGCTGAAGTGGCGCGACCCCCGGTTTTTCGAGTTCGACCGCGTGACCGGCGAGACGCTGATGCTCCGCGACCTCGACGGGCTCCAGGCGCTGCCGTTCGGCAAGTTCATCGTCCACTATCACCCGGCGAAGTCGGGCCTGCCGATCCGGTCGGGCATCGCGCGCGCGGCGGCCTGGTCGTACATGTTCAAGAATTACGCGATCAAGGATTGGGTCGCGTTCCTCGAAAATTACGGGATGCCGATCAGGATCGGCAAATACGACAACGGCGAAACCGAGACGAACATCAATGTCCTTCTCGACGCCCTCGCAAGCTTGGGCAGCGATGCCGCTGCCGCCTTCCCGAAGACGATGGAGGTCGACTTCGTCGACGCCAAGGCGGGCACCGCGCCCAATGACCTGTGGCGGTCGAAGGCCGAATATTGCGACAGTCAGCTGTCGAAGGTGGTTCTAGGTCAGACCGGCACGACCGACAGCAAGCATGGCGGCTTGGGCGATGGCGGCAACAAGGTCCATGACGAGGTGCGCGGCGACATCGAGCGCGCCGACGCGGTGTTGGTCGCGGCGACCCTCAACGAGCAGCTGGTTCAACCCATGGTCATGCTGAACCGGGGTATCCGCCGCCGCTATCCCCGGCTTCGCATCGGTCGGCCGGACGCGGTCGACGTGAAGGCCATGACCGAGGCGGCGACGGCGCTGGTCGCCCTGGGCGCGCAGGTCGATGCCGACGAGATGCGCGACCGGGCCGGACTGCCCGCGCCCAAGCCCGGCGGCCGGATTTTGGTTGCCGCGCCACAAGCCGCTCAGAGCGCGCAGGGCGGGCGGAGTGGCCCCGGCATACCGGAAAACGGCGTGGATGCCTTCTCACGCCTTCTGAAACCTTCTGAATCGCCTATCGGGGGCCGGGTGGCCGTGGCGGATGCGGCCCCGGCGGCGATCGCCGACAATGTGGACGATGCAGCCGCAATGGCCCTGGGCGATTGGGAGCAGCTGATCGAGCCGATCCTTGATCCGGTTCGCGACGTCGTCGCGCAGGCGTCCAGCCTCGACGACATCAAAGCGAAGCTGGTCGACGCGATCGAGCGCATGGACGTCACCTTGCTGACCGAGCGCCTGGCGCGCGCTGGGTTCGGTGCACGGCTGGCGGGCGATATCGATGCGCGAGGCGAGGCATGAGCTTCGCCGGGCAGTTCATCTTCGGCCGCCCGACCGCCGCGCCCCATCGCAAGTCGGACGGGACGCTGGCCGTGGCGGCCCCCGACGCTGCGCGCTTCGACCATGACGCGGGTGGCGTCGCGCTCGGGCTGCTGGTCGAGGCGGGCACGGAGATGGGCCAGCACGATCGCGTCACGCTGCGCGCGCCGATCGCGATCGAGGGCGCGGCGACCGTCTTTCATGAAATCGCCGACGCCACCGGCATCCAGCGCCGCGCGCATTACACGTTGGATGCGACCGCGACCGTGAACGCCTGCCTTGCGCAGCTGGGCCATCATCGCGCGATCGGCGCGGTCGCGGGCTTCGTGCCGATCCGGTCGGGCATCGTCGCCTATCAGGGCAAGCGCTGGTCGCCGCCGACCGTCGTCACGCTGGCGGACGGCCGGGCGGTGACGCTGGCCAATGGTCTGCGCCTGCTGGCGTCCTGACCATGGCCGATGCCCAGCCGATCCCGGTCGCGCCGCCAAAGGAGGCGGTCGACCGTTTCCAGTCGAAGGGGTTCACCTTCGGCTATTCCTGGCAGGACGTCTGGCAGGAAGAGCATGGCCGATCCTTCACCGTCGCCAAGGCGATGACGCGCGACGTGCTGGAGACGATCCGGGCCGAGGTGGATGCGGCGATCGTCAATGGCACCACGCTGGAGACGTTCCAGGCCAATCTCACGCCGACGCTTCAGAAGCTCGGTTGGTGGGGTCGCAAAGAGATGGCGGACCCGCTGACCGGCGACGTCAAGACCGTCCAGCTGGGGAGCCCCGCGCGGCTGAAGACCATCTTCGCCGTCAACACCCGCGCCTCCTATCAGGCCGGGCGCTGGGACCGGATCGAGCGGCAGAAGAAGGTCTTCCCGTATCTCCGCTATGTCTCCGTCATGGACGGCCGGGAGCGTCCGCAGCATCACGCCTGGCACGGCACGATCAAGCCGGTCGACGATCCTTGGTGGGATACCCATTACGGCCCGTGCGGCTGGAACTGTCGCTGTACCGCCGTCGCCTACAACGCCCGCCAGCTCGCCAAGAACAAGTGGGAGGTTACAGACGAACCGCCCGCCTTCCCGGTCAAGAAGTGGGTCAACAACCGTACCGGCGAAGTCTCCGAGCTGGAGGAAGGCATCGACGCGGGCTGGTCGTACAATGTCGGGAAATCGCGGCTGTCCGGCTTAGCGCCTGCGCCGCTGCCGCCCGCGCCCGGCGATCGGAACCCCCCGACCGCGCGCCCGATGCGCGCGAATGGCGCAGCCGAGCTTGCGGGGTTCTTCAAGCCGTTCGGCATGGAGGCCGGGGACGTCCGCAAGGGCAAGGTCTTCACCGATCGCGGCGGCTGGCCTCTCGCCATGAGTTTCGATTGGTTCAAGCGGAACGGCGAGACGGTCATGCCGCAGGGCGACGTTGGCGGCGCTGGCGAGACGATCGTCGATCCGCATGAAATCTGGTGGAGCTGGGGCCGGGGCGCGAATGGCGCGGCGGTGCTGATGCGCCGCTATGTCACGCTGGACGGGACCGGCCGCGCGCGCCGCGTGGTCGACGTCGGCCGGGATGGCTGGACGGTCGATCATGGCGACATTGATCTCGACACGCTGCGCCGGGGCAAGCTGTCGTGGAAGCGCAAGGAACCGACCGCCGTCGAGTTCGCGCAGGCGGCAATCGCGCGTGCGCCTGGCGCGGCCGATCACCGGATCGGCGCAGTGCCCGATGCCGTCGCCGGTCGCCTGCGCGAGCTGGGACTCAGGGTGCCCAAGTCGGTCGGACTGGAGGCGGGGTTCGTCCGCCATATCCATCGCCGCCACTCCGCCGATGCGCGCGGGCAAAAGCCGATCCGGCCGGAGGATATCGCCCGCGCGCTCGAGATCGTCGCGGCGGGCAAGATCAATCACGGCAACCCGAAGGTATCGAAATCAGGCGCGGCGCGCATCTTCGTGACCGCGACGATCGGTTCCGATCGCTACTCGGCCGCGTTTGAGGTGCGCAAATATCGCCTGATCTTGGCAAGCCTGCGACGGCGCTGATGCGGGGGAAGTGGTTGCGCTGTCTTATGCACGAAGCCTAGACCGAACGTCCGAAACGGCGCGCAACACAGCCTTTATATAGACATGACGGCGTTTCTGTTCAATGAAGTCGGGTGCCGCTGACCTCGCCTGAAATCCTTCAGGTCAGGTCGCGCCACTGCCCCTGACATAACCGCCCCATGTTGCGGGGCAATTCCACTCTTCAGACGGCTGTCGGATCGGCGATCGAGATCGTCGACCCGTCCAAGCGCGTCCAGCTCTTCCCGATCGGGACGTGGCAGGGTCGCAACGGGCTTGGTCCGTACACGATCACCGACCGCGCCCATGCGGAAAAGATCATCGCCGCCACCGCCGCCGCACAGGGGCCGGTCGATCTCATGTTCGATTACGACCATCAAGCCGTCCGCGCCCCGGCGGTTGCCGGGAAAGCCGTCGCCTCCGGCTGGATCAAGCAGCTGCACGCGCAGGACGATGGCATCTGGGCGGACGTCGAGTGGACCGATGCCGCCGCCGCCGCGATCGCCGCGCGAGAGTATCGCTATACCAGCCCTTATTTCCTGCACGACAAGGCCGGAAACGTCACCCGCATCATCAACGCCGGGCTGACCAACACCCCCAATTTCAACTTGGCGGCGGTCGCCGCCTCTTCGCTCACTGGAGAGCAATCACCCATGGATGAACTGTTGAAGGCGATCCTTCAGGCGCTCGGCCTGCCGGAAGACGCTACCCAAGAGCAGGCGATGGCCAAGATCGGCGAGCTGACCGGAGCCGCCACGGCGCTGGCGTCGGCGACCAGTGTGCTGGGCCTGACCGCCGGTGCCGATGGCGCGGCGATCGCCAGCGCCATCACGAACATCAAGGCGGCGAACGACCCGGCGAAGTTCGTGCCGATCGAGCAGCTGAAGCACGTCAACGACCGCCTCGCCGCGATCGAGGGCGACAAGCATGAGGCGGCGGTCGCCAGCGCGATCGCGGCGGGCAAGCTGGCCCCGTCGCTCAAGGGTTGGGCGATGGACCCGGCAAATCGGACGGCGTTCGCGTCGTTCATCGAAACCGCGCCCGTGATCCTCGCGCCCGGCAGCTCGGGCGGTGGGAAGGTCGATCCCAAGTCGGACGTCCTGACCGATGAAGAGCGCGCGATCGCCAGCTCGCTGGGCCTGTCGCCCGATCAGTTCCTCCAGGCGCGAAAGGACGGCGAATGACCGCGACCACGCAAGCTCGCAACACGCCGCTGGTCACGGTCGGCACCGTCGCCCGTGACCTTCCCGCAGGCGGTAAGGTTCTGGCGGGCACCATCGCCTGCCTGAATGCCGCAGGTTTCGCCGTCATGGCGACCAGCGCGCTTGGCCTGGTCGCGGACGGTCGTTTCGAGGAAACGGTCGACAATAGCGGCGGTATCGACGGCGCGGTCAAGGTCGTCGTTCGCAAGGGCACCTTCCGCTACGCCAACAGCGCGGCGGGTGATGCGATCACCCGGACCGAGATCGGCAAGACGGTCTACCTCGTCGACAATCAGACGCTCGCCAAGACCGATGGCGGCGGCACCCGCTCGCCAGCGGGCAAGGTCTTCGACGTCGACGCGCAGGGCGTCTGGATCACCCTGAACTAAGGAAGAGCGGGCACAATGATTATCAACGGACAAAACCTCCGGGGGCTGGGCGTCGGCTTCAAGGCCAACTTCACGCAGGGCCTGGGCATGGCGACGGCCGACCACCTCCTGATCGCGACCGAAGTACCGTCGACGACCAGCAAGGAAGAATATGGCTGGCTTGGTCAGGTGCCCGGTATGCGGGAATGGCTGGGCGATCGCGTCGTGCAGAACGTCGCGCTGCATGACTACACGATCAAGAACCGCGATTTCGAGCTGACCATTGGCGTCCCTCGCAACGCGATCAAGGACGACAATTACGGCGTCTATGCACCGCTGTTCCAAGAAATGGGCCGGTCGACCACCGCCCATCCGTCGCAGCTCTGCTATCCGCTGCTGAAAGCTGGGTTCACGTCGCTCTGCTATGACGGGCAGTATTTCTTCGACACCGATCATCCGGTGCTCGACGAAGGCGGCTCCGAGGTTTCGGTCGCCAACACCGACGGCGGCAACGGCGCGTTCTGGTGTCTCTTCGACGACTCCCGTCCGCTGAAGCCGCTGATTTTCCAGAACCGTCAGAAGCCCGTGTTCGAGGCGAAGGACAACCCCGACGACGAAAACGTCTGGCGCCGCAAGGAGTTCGAGTATGGCGTCGACGGCCGGTACAATGCCGGGTTCGGTTTCTGGCAAATGGCATGGGGCTCGCGCCAGCCGCTGACGCCGGAAAACTACGAGAAGGCACGCGCTGCCCTCATGTCGATGAAGGGAGACTATGGTCGCCCGCTCGGCCTGAACCCGCGCAAGCTGCTGGTGTCGCCGACGCTGGAAGGCGCGGGCAAGCGCATCGTCGTCAACACCAAGAAAGACGGTGGCGGCGACAACGAGTGGGCCGGGACTGCCGAGCTGGTGAGTTCGCCATGGCTGGCGTGATGCGCGTGCGCGCTCCGGCGGGCAGCATCCGCCGGGCGGGTTTTCGCTTCGATGCGGAGCCCACGCCGCTGGTCAGCGACGAGGTCACGCCATCGGAGGTCCTCGCCATGGCGCGCGACCCGCGCCTCGTCGTCGAGGTCGAGGTCGACGGCGAATATGTCATGCTGTCGGGCGACCTTCAGAAGCTGGCCGCGCTCGATGCCCTGGCGACTGCCACCGAAGGTCTGTCGCCTGGGCAAATCGCGGGGGCGATGGTCAACGGCGACGTGCGTCAGCTGATGCACGACGCCTTCGCGGCTTTCAGTGCGTCGCCCGCTCCGGGCGGCGAAATCATCCCGAACCCCGGCGGGCCTGCCGCGTCGATCGACGCGGGTCAGGCTTCGGAAGGTGGCACATTAGCCCAGCCTTCCGGCGAAGCCGCCGGAACGGAATCGCAGACGGCGGGCGGTTCCGGGGATTCCGCAGGCGGGGAGCCCGACAAGGGCAAGGAAGAGACGGCAACGGACCCCGCTCCCGAAGCCGACGCCGACACCGCGAGCAAGCCGACCAAGCCTGCCCGCAAACAGTCGCAGCCCAAGAGCGACGACTGATCGACCGTGACCCGGTCGCCCTCGATGGCGGCCGGGTCATCCCTCTCAAGGGCTTCTGACTTTCCCATGTATGCGACGCTCGCCGATCTCCGTGCCCGCTATGATGAGCGCGATCTTATCCAGCTGACCGACCAAAGCGGTGCTGGCGTGATCGATCAGGCGCGCGTCGACAATGCGATCCGCGCCGCGTCGGTCATTATCGATGGTCATGTCGCCATGAAATACCGCCTGGGCCAGCCCGCGCCGCTGCTGACCGAGATCGCGGTGACGCTGGCCTATCATCGATTGTGTGGCGACACGCCGCCCGACGCCGTCGTGGACGCGAAGAAGGACGCGATGGCGATGCTGGCCAAGATCGCGGCCGGAACCATCAAACTCGACCAAGGCGAAGAGCAGCTGCCCGCCCGGCCGGGCGCGATCGTCATCGCCCCGCGCGAGCGCCATTTCTCGCGCGATCAGATGGACGGCTTCTGATGGCCGTCGACTTCACTCTCAGCGTCCAGGGACAGGCTCGCCTCGAACGCCAGCTCCATGGGCTCTATGTCCGCACCGGCAATATCCATGAACTGATGGACCGCATCGGTATGGTGCTGGAGACGTCGACCCTTGAACGGTTCGACGAGGAACGCGGCCCCGATGGTCAGAAGTGGACGCCCAGCTTTCGCGCGCAGGAAGAGGGCGGCAAGACGCTGACCGACACCGCCGGGCTTCGCCTGTCGGTGCGTTACCTCGCCAGCGCGGATCGGGTCGAGATCGGCTCGAACAAAATCTATGCGCGTGCCCATAACGAGGGCGCGACGATCACTGCCAAATCGGGGCGCGGGCTTGCCTTCATGCTGGGCGGCGAGCTGCGCATCGTGCGGTCGGTCAAGCTGCCCAAGCGCCAATTCCTGGGGCTCAGCCGCGACGACGCGGACGAGATCGAGGCGCAGTTCGACGACTATGTGGCGGAGATCGAGCAATGATCGCCGCCGTCGAAAAAGCGATGCTCGCGCGACTGGCCTATGCGGCCGACCGCGGCGCGATCCCCTATCGCTGGCCCACGCTGGAAACATATCCAGAGGATTGGGACCAGTATTTCAAGAACAAGGGCACGCTCCGCACGCCCGCCGCCTGGGTCGTGTTCGGGGGCTTCGACAAGATCGAGGACAGCAATGACGGGCCAATCGCGACCGCGAGCTTCGGCCTGGTCGTCGCCGACACCAACCTGCGCGATGAGGAAGCGACCCGCCATGGCCGGACGCTGGCGAACGGCACGACGATGGAGCCGGGCTCCTATCGCCTGATGCTCGATGCCGCCGGGTTGCTGGCCGGACAAGACTTGGGGCTCGATATGTCGGAGCTGTCCCTGGTCGAGGTCGCGCAGGTGCGGTCGGCGTCGCAGGACGCGCTTCGCCGGACGAGCCTATGGGCGCTTCGCTTCACGACCCGGTTTACCGTGCCGTTCCTCGAAATCGGCGAGGATGCCGCCGACTTCACGGCCTTTCACGCGAATTGGGACATCCGTCCCTTCGGCAATGTCGACGCCGATCCCGGCAAGCCGGGTGTCCAGTTGCCCGCCGACGCCACCGCCGATGCCACCGACCATGTGAGGTTCCCATGACGATCCAGACTTTGCGCCCGGCCGATGGTCGGCGCGTCCGCAAGCAAAATGGCGAACTGCTGAAGGACGAAGGCGAGGCGATCGAGATCGACGCCTTCTGGCGTCGTCGCCTCGACGATCAGGACGTCACCGCCGCCGATGACACCACCGTGGCCACCGCGCCCGTGAAGAGGAAGTAACGATGACGATCAGTTTCTCGACGATCCCCGTCTCGCTGCGCACACCGGGCGCGTATATCGAAGTCGACGCCTCGCGCGCCGTATCCGGCCTGCCGCCTGCGCCGACCAAAACGCTGCTGATCGGTCAGCGTCTGGCGGCCGGTGCGGTCGCTGCCCTGACGCCGACACGCATCGTCTCGGCCGATCAGGCCGCGCAGGCATTCGGGCGCGGGTCGATGCTCCACGCCATGGCCGCCGCCTATCGGGCGGGCGATGACCTGACCGAATTGTGGGCGATCGGGCTCAGCGACTTGGCGGCTGGCACCGCCGCGACCGCGACCGTCACCGTGACCGCCGCCGCCACGGCGGCCGGTGTCATCGCGCTGATGATCGACGGCGTCTCGGTCAAGGTCGGCGTCGCCGCCGCCGATGCGCCCGCGACCATCGCGATGGCGATCGCCGCCGCCGTCAACGCGCTGCCTGATCTTCCCGTGACCGCCGCCAGCGCCGCCGCCGTCGTCACCCTGACCGCCCGCCACAAGGGCACGGCCGGGAACGACCTCGACGCCCGCGCGAACTTCTATCAGGGGGAGAGCTATCCGGCCGGTGTCGGACTGGCCTTCACCGCCTTTGCGGGCGGCGCGGGCAATCCCGATTTCGCTACCGCGATCGCGGCGATCGGCGACGCCAGCTATTCGACGATCGTCGTCGGTTTTGCCGATGCGGCGACGATGGCAGCGGCCGAGGTCGAGATGGCGCGGCGCTGGTCGGCCATGGAGATGATCGACGGCCGGGTCTATTTCGGAGCCCGTGGGACGATGGCGGCGCTGGCGGCAATCGGCAACGCGCGCAACTCGCCGCATCTGTCGATTATCGGCGCGAAGGCCGCGCCGCAGGCGTCCTATCGCTGGGCGGCGACCTTTGCCGCAGTCGTCGGCTTTCACGGCGCGATCGATCCGGCCCGTCCGTTCCAGACGCTGGCGCTGCCCGGTCTTACCGCTCCGGCGCAGGGGGATCGATTCACGCGGACCGAGCGCGACCTGTTGCTGCGCGACGGCATCTCGACATGGACCGTCGACGCGGGGGGCGCGGTACTGATCGAGCGGGCCATCACGACCTATCAGGTCAATCCCTTCGGCATCGAGGACGCCGCCTTTCTCGACGTCAACACGCCGCTGACGCTCAGCTATCTGCGCTACGCCGTCCGCGCGCGTATCCTGGCGAAGTATCCGCGCCACAAGCTGGCCAGCGACGACACGCGCGCCACGGCCGGGCAGGCCATCGTCACGCCCAAGGTGATCCGGGCGGAGCTGATCGCGCTGTTCCGCGAGCTGGAGGAAGCGGGCCTGGTCGAGAACCTCGACCAGTTCATGGCGGACCTGATCGTCGAGCGGGACAAGGCCGACCCCGGCCGCGTCAATGCGCTGATCCCGCCCGACCTGGTCAACCAATTCCGCGTCTTCGCGGCGCGCATCCAGTTCATCGTTTAAGGGAGGGCTAAGTGGCAAATCCGAACCGCGTCGCCGGTCAGGTCAAGGTGCGGGTCGATGGCGACCTGCTGGACACGGACGGCACGTCGACGCTCGACCTGGGCGGCCCCGCGCGCGAGGCCGTCAAGGGCGACTATCAGGCCGGGTCGTTCAAGGAGACGACCGAACCGTCCAAGGTCGAGGTAACGCTGCTGGTCAAGGCGACCACGCGGCTGACCGACCTGCGGACGATCGACAATGCGACGGTCATCATGGAGACGGACGTCGGTCAGACGTTCATCGTCCGTAACGCCTATGTCGCGGAAGTCATCACCTTCAACAGCGCGGACGGCAAGGCCAAGGTCGTCTTTGGCGGCCCTCCGGCGGAGCAGGTGTGATGGAGCGCATCCGCTACATCCTCCGCCATCCGATCCCGACGGCGGTCGGGACCGAAGGGACCAACGGCGTCATCACCGAACTTCAGCTCGCGCCGCGCGTGAAGGGTCGCCACATGCGTGCGACCGATCAGGCGAAGGGACCGACCGAAGCCAAGCTACTGCTGATCGCGTCGCTGGCTGGCATCACCCGGTCGGAGGTCGACGAGCTGGACGAGGAAGACGTCATGGCGATCGACGCGCTGTACGGCGAGGCCAGCGACCTTGACCTCGTCGCGGAGGCGCTGGGGCTACCCGCCGGGTCGCCGCCGCAGCTGGTTATCGCAGCGATCTACGCCCTGAAGCGGGAGAACCTGAACGTCCCTTTGGATGGTGGCGCAGCTCCCTCGCTGGATGGCCGACCAACTGGCGGCTGATCGTCGGCGACCTGGCTGCGCACTTGGGGTTGGGTGTCAGCGTCCTCGACATGGACCTGACCGACCTCCGTTTCTGGAATGACGTGCTGTTGGAGCGCGGCGGGGAGGATCAATCGTGAAGCTGTCTCTGATCCTCCAGGCGGTCGACCGGTGGAGCGCTCCGACCAGCCGGGCCGGACGCGCCACGGAGGCGCTGGGCCGCAGCTTCAGCCCGCTGGGCCGCCGGATCGGCGCGGCGCGGGCCAGCCTCCGGGCCTTCATGAGCGACAGCGAGCGTGGAGAGCGGATCGGCCGTCGCCTGGGCTCGACGATCCGCCGCGTCGCGGAGCGGGACTTTGCCGCGCTCCGGCGGGGCGCGCTGGCGGCACGGGCCGCCACGGCCGGGCTGTTGCGGAACATGGCGCTGATGGGCGCGCGAACGGTGGGACTCGGTGTCGGGGCGGTCGGTGCTGGTGCGGTCGCGGGGACGGGATTCTTCGTCACCGACATGATTAAGAACGCGGCGAAGTTCGAGCAGTATCAGGTCGCGTTGGAGGGCACCGAGGGATCGGCGCAGAAGGCCCGCAAGGCGATGGCCTGGGTTCAGAAATTCGCCAAGGACACGCCCTACGACATCGACACCGTGACCGACAGCTTCGTCCGCGCGCGCGGTGTCGGCATCGATCCGATGACGGGCGCTTTCCGTATCCTGGGCGATGCGGCGGGCGGCACCCGCAAGACGCTGATGGATTCGGTCGAGGCGATCGCCGACGCGCAGACCGGCGAGTTCGAGCGGCTGAAGGAGTTCAACATCACGTCGTCGTCGAAGGGCAACAACGTGACCTTCTCGTGGGTCGACAAGGCCGGGAAGAACGCCAGCAAAACCGTCAAGAAGAACATGAAGGACATCCGGCAGGCGGTCCTATCCGTGTTCGATCAGAAATATGGCGGCGGCATGGAACGGCAGGCCAAGACCCTGACCGGCATCTGGAACAACCTTCAGGACGTCGTCACCAATTTCGAGCTGTCCGTCGCGGGCAAGGGCATCTTCGACCGGGTGAAGAGCCGGTTGCAAGAGGTGCTGAACTGGACCGACCAGCTGGCGAAGGATGGCCGTCTCGAAGCATGGGCCAAGGACGTCTCCGACGAACTGACCGTCATGTTCGACAAGGCGGATCAATTCATCCGGGAAACCGACTGGCGGTCGGTGGCCAGCGGGATCGGGACGATCGCCAGCGCCCTGGTCAATGTCGTGTCGTGGATCGGCAAGGCGGCGAGCGCATGGAGCAACTGGCAGACCGACGTCGAGCGTCGCCAGCTTGATATGACCCTTGCGGCACGCGACGAGGTCAAGGTCTTTGGTGTCGGCCTGTGGGGGACCAGCGCCGCGCAGAAGGCACAGGCCCGCCAGCGTCTCAATCAGCTGGATATCAATCAATTCGGTCGGCCGCAGGTCCGTCAGCTTCCGGGTGGTGGCGTGCAATGGCCCTCCGATGGCCGACCGGCCGGGCGCATCACCAACCCATGGGACACCGCCGCCGCGCGCCGCAATCAGTGGCAGCGCGCGATGCAGGCTCCCACGGGTGGGCCGCGCAAGCTCAGTCTCGACCTCAACATCAAGGGCGCTCAGCCCGGTCAGGTGCAGGTCGGCCGAATGAAGACGGACCGCGATACGACGATCAACGTCACGCGCGGCCGAGCAATGGGAGGGGCGGCATGAGTTGGCGCGATCAATATCGTCAGGGCAGCTTCCGGGGCGTGCCATTCGTCTCGCAGTCGAATGAGGGCTCAGGCGGTCGTCGGATCGAACAGCATGAGTTTCCCGGCCGCGACCGGCCCTGGGCGGAAGATCTCGGTCGTCGCGGCCGGGCGTTCACGCTGGAGGTGTTCGTCGCCGGGCCTGAGTATTTGGCTGCGCGTGATCGCCTCATTGCCGCGCTGGAAGCAGCTGGACCCGCGACGCTGGTCCATCCGTGGGACGGCGAGATGGTCGTCGCGGCGGGCGACTACACCGTCCGCGACTCCACCGAGGATGGTGGGATCGCTTATTTCACGATCAATTTCGCGGAGGCCGGGGCGGCGATCGAAGCCCCGGCAGCGCCCGACACCGCCGTTCTGGTCGGCAATGCGTCGGATGCGGTGATCGCCGACGCGCCGACCCGCTTTGCCGATCGCTTCGTGGTCGATGGCTATGCGAGCTTCGTCGAGGATGCCGCCGCGTCCATGGTCGCACGGACCGCGACGATCGCGGCGGTCGCTGGTGGGCTCCAGGGCGGCGCGGGCAGCGCCTTGCGTGCGTTCCAGGCGGGGTTGACCCTTCTTCCAGGCAGCGCAGTGGCCCTGGTCCGTTCGCCGCTTCGCCTGGGCAGCGTGGTGGTCGGGCTGGTCCAGGCGATCAGCGCCTTGGGCGGCAGTTCGATCGTCCGCATCGCGGGGCTGACCAGCCTTGTCGGCTTTGCCGCGCCGCAGGTCATCGGCACGACGCCTGCGCGCGACCGCCAGCGCCGCAACGGCTATGTCTATGCGGACTTGGTCCAGACCGTTGCGGCGGCCGAGCTGGTCCGCGCGATCGCCGACGCGCCGATCGCCAGCTATCAGGATGCCGTCGTGCTGCGCGACCAGACAAGCGACCTGCTGGAGGCGCGCATCGTCGCGGCGGCCGATGCTGGCGACGAAGCAAGCGCCGCGATTTTCAGCGAGCTGATGCGGGTGATGGTCACCGATTTGACGGCGCGGGGCGGGACGCTGGCGCGGGTCTATGGCTATACGCCGCAGCGGACCGAACCCGCCCTGGTCATCTCGCATCGCCTCTATGGCGCTAGGGCGACGATCGAGCGTGCGGCCGACCTCGTCAGTCGCAACCGCATCCGTCACCCCGGCTTTGTCGCAGGCGGGGCCGCGATCGAGGTCTTGGAGGCGAGCGGTGCTTGATCCCCAACCGGAGGCGGTCACGCTGACGATCGCCGGGCAGCGCCATGACGGATGGAAGAGCATCCGTATCACGCGGGCGATCGACAGCATGTGCGGCGAGTTCCAGCTTGGCCTAGCCGATCGCTGGGCCGACCAGCCGTCTCGCTTCGCGCTGGAGGCGGGGGCGGCCTGTTCGGTCCAGGTCGCCGGTGAGACGGTGCTGACCGGCTATATCGATCAGCTATTGCCGACGATCGAGGCGGAGTCCCACGGCATCGCGATCGTCGGTCGTGATCGAGCGGCCGACCTTGTCGACTGTTCGGCCGTCCATGTGCCGGGCAGCTGGAAGAATATCGGCATTGCGGCGATCGCGGCCGAGCTGGCGAAGCCTTTCGGCATTTCGGTCGTGGCCAAGGCACCCACCGGGCCAGCGCTGCGCAAGTTCGCGCTTCAGCAAGGCGAGACGGTACAGGCCGCGATCGAACGCTTGTGCAGGTTCGCGGGGCTGCTGGCGGTATCGACGGCGGACGGGACGGTGGAGATGGTCGCCCCGGCCGAGAGCGCGCCGGTCGCCGCGATCGTCGACGGCGTCAACCTCCTGTCCGGCGAAGCGACGCACGACGTCAGTCAGCGCTTCAGCACGTACATCGTGAAGGGGCAGGCGTCCGGCGACGATCACGCGAACGGCAAAACGGTCGCTCAGCCGACCGGTCGCGCGACTGATCCGGCGGTGACGCGCTACCGTCCGTTGATCGTGGTTGCGGAAGAGCAGTCGACTACCGCGAACAGTGCGGTGCGAGCGCGGTGGGAAGCATCGACGCGCGCCGGTCGCGGGCAGAGTGCGGTGATTGTCGTACCGGGCTGGCGGGATGATGCGGGTCGGTTGTTCGCGGCCGGGTCGACCGTGTCCGTCACGTCCGCGCGCCTGTTCATCGACGGTATGATGCTGGTCCAGGCCGTGACATTCGTCCTCGACGAGCGCGGCACCGTGGCAGAGCTGGTGGTGACGCCGCCCAGCGCCTGGTCCCAATTGGCGATACCGGAAAAAGCGGAGGCGTCGCGCGTGCGGCGTCACAAGCCATGAGTATCACCGCGCTGATGGGACGTGTCCGCATGATGGTGGCGCGCGCGATCGTGTCCCTGGTCGATGACGCGGGCGGCCTTCAGCTGGTCCAGCTCGACGCGCTGGCCGACGAGACACTGGACGAAGTCGAGCGGTTCGGCTCATATGGGCTTGCGAGCCATCCGCATCCCGGCGCTGAAGCGATCGTGTTGTGCGTCGGCGGGCTCCGCTCCCACGCCATTGCCATCGCGGTCGAGGATCGCCGCTATCGCCTGAAGAATTTCAGGTCGGGTGAAGTGGCCCTTTACGACGATCTAGGTCAGGTCGTTCACCTGACGCGCGACGGGATCGTTCTCGAAAGTACGAAGCCCGTCACGATCAAGACGCCCCACGCCACCGTCAACGCCGATCGCGTCGACCTGGGCGGCGCGGGCGGCAAGGCCATCGCGCGGGTGGGCGATCCTGTGGAAGGCGGCAGGATCACCGCCGGATCGCAAAAGGTCTTTTCGGGATGAACGACGGCGTCGGTTTGGGTGGTGGGCGATGACCGACATCGCGCTCCACATGACCGACGCCGCCGACCTGCTGTTCGACTTGGCGCTGATCGGCGGACAGCTCGCGACCGACGATGGGTTGCGCACCGCGATCGCGATCTCGCTTTTCACCGATGCCCGCGCGGCCGAGGACGATCCATTGCCTGAAGGCGGTGCCGATCGGCGCGGCTGGTGGGGCGACGTCGTGCCGCCGATCGAGGGCGACACGATCGGTTCGCGGCTATGGCTGCTACGCCGATCCAAAGTGACCGCGACGGTCGTCCAGCGTGCCCGCGAATACGCGGCCGAGGCGCTGGCATGGCTGACGGCGGATCGCATCGCCAGCACGGTCGAGGTCGAGGCGGAGGCGCAGCATTCCGACCGCCTCGCGATCGGCGTCATCATCACCCGGCCCGGTGGCCCGGAGCGCCAGCGCTTCGACTTTGTGTGGAGCGCGATCGCGTGAGCTTCAACCGTCCGACACTGTCCGAGCTGATCGCCCGCGACGAGGCCGATTTCTCCGCCCGCCTTCCCGGCGCGGACAGCCGCCTGCGACGATCGGTCCTTTCCGTGCTGGCGCGGGTCCATGCGGGTGCCACGGACGGGCTGTACGGGGCGTTGGCCTTCTACGCCCGACAGCTGATGCCCGACACGGCCGAAAGTGAATATCTCGACCGGTGGGCCAGCATATGGGGTGTCTCCCGCAAGGCGGCAGCGAGCGCGGCCGGAGCGGTGACACTGACTGGCGTGGCGGGTGCGATCGTCCCCATCGCCACCGAGCTGGCGCGGGTCGATGGTGCCCGCTTTCTGACGACAGCGCAGGCCGTGCTTACGGCCGACGGCGCGATCGTCCAGGTCGAGGCGGTGCAGCCCGGTGCGGCGGGGGTCACGCCCGTCGCCGCCCAGCTGACGTTCACGTCCCCCGTGTCCGGTGTCGCGGCGATCGGTGTCGCCGTCGCCGGGCTGGCCGGTGGAGCCGATGAAGAGGGCGATCCCACCCTCTTGGCGCGGTTGCTCAATCGCATTCAGGTGCCGCCAGCCGGAGGGACGAAGCGCGATTTCGAGAGCTGGGCACTAGAGGTGCCGGGGGTAACGCGCGCCTGGGCTTTTCCGGGATGGATGGGGGCCGGGTCGGTCGGCGTCACCTTCGTCTGCGATGGCCGCGCCGATATCATCCCCCTGCAAGCCGACCTCGACGCGGTCGGGGCGCATCTAGAGCCGTATCGCCCGGTTGTTTCCAAGCCGGTCATCTTCGCGCCGACGCCGCTCTATGTGGACGTTCTGTTGCGGCTGACGCCCGACACCCCGGCCGTGCGCGCCGCCGTCCAAGCCGAGTTGGCAGACTTCTTCATGCGCGAGGCTGCGCCGGGGGGTACGATCTATATCAGCCGCTTGCGCGAAGCGGTCAGCCTCGCCGCCGGTGAGTATGACAATCGCGTCTTTGCGCCTGCCGCCGACGTGACCGCGTCGGCCGGGTTCTTCCCGATGCTTGGGGAGCTGCTGTTCCAGTGACGCCCGCCGCCTATCAGGACGCCATGCTTCAGCTGCTGCCGCCGGGGGCCGCTTGGTCGCGCGACCCGGCTTCCGTGATGGGCCGCATGATGCTGGCGCTGGGCGACGAATTTGCGCGGGTGGATGCGCGTATCGCCGCCCTGATCGACGAGGCCGATCCGCGCACGACGCTGGAGCTGCTGGTCGATTGGGAGCGTGTCGCGGGCTTGCCGGACGCCTGCGCGGGCGCGCCCGACGCGATCGGCGAACGGCGGCTGGCCTTGGTGAACAAGCTCGCGGCGCGTGGCGAGCAGTCCATCACCTATTTCACAGGGATCGCCAGCCGCCTGGGCTATTATGTCGAGATCATCGAGACGAACGCGATCAAGGCGGGCTTCCGCGCGGGCTCGCGTTGCACTGGCGACGCGTGGCGCTTTGCATGGATCGTCCATGTCGTCGTCAGCTCGGCCGAGTACCGCCAGAGCTATGCGCAGTTTCGAGTCGGTTCGCATGCCGGAGATCGCCTGCGCGGTTTCAGCGCGCTCAGCCTCGAATGCCTGATCCGCCGCGCCAAGCCCGCCCATAGCGAGGTCATTTTCCGATATGAGGTCGAGGCCGCGCCCGTCCTCTGGTTCGATTTCACACGAGAGGACTGACATGCACGCGATTGACGGGCCTGGTTCGATCAACGGCAAGTTCACCGAAGGCAACCCTGCCACCGGTCAGGACGCAACGATGGTCACGGCCGATTGGCTGAACGATTTTCAAGCCAACCTTCTGGCGGTGCTGACCGAGGGCAGCATACCGCCCACCAAAGGCCGCGCCGCCGACCTGCTGGACGCCATCAAGGCCGTCGCCGGTGGTGTCCAGGGGGGAGGCGGCGGGGCAGTGCCCACGACGCGCAAGCTGACCGGCACGGGGCTGGCGACGATCGACGGCAATGGCGACCTTTCGCAGGATCGCACGGTCAGCGTGAAGCGCGCGACCGCTGCGGATATCGCGCTCGGCCAGTCGGACGATGGCGCGATCACGCCGCTTGGCTTGCGCCAGTCCGCCGCCGCCGGGCTGACCGACACGGGTTATGCCGTCATTCCAGGCGGCCTGATGCTCCAATGGGGGTCGGTGCGCGGGAACTATGGCGAAGGCCCGATCTACAAGGCCTTTGCCACGCCGTTCCCACACGCGTGCTTTGTGGTCGCACCGATCGAGGTGAACCCCACGGCCGACCGTACCAGCGACATCCGGGCCGAGCTGGTCGACCGGGGCAAGGACGGGTTCACCATGATGTTCCAGCGGGGCAGCGGCGCGAACAATTCAATCGGCGGCTTCGACTTCATCGCCATCGGTTTCTGAGAGGGCATTAATATGCTTCTGAGAAACTTCCTCTATGGGGCCTCGCCACCGTGACGACAGGCGAGCTGAACCCCAGTGCGGCGCTATTTTTGGAGTGCTCTAGGTTGTCTTGTCCAAGACTCTAAAAACTTTTGTCCCGCTACAGCGTGAGGACGAACAGTGATCTCCCCTCCCCTTCAGGGGAGGGGCCGGGGGGTGAGGCGCTTCAACAGGCGCTACGCCTGAGGCGAGGCCCCCCCCCAAAA